GGCCGATACCCGGACTACTCCTTATTTAAAGGAGCCCGATTAGGTCAATTCCAATGTCGAAGGGCGAATATTAAAACGTTCGCTTTGAGTTCCTCTAGCATTAGCTAATGGGTCAGTACAACGACCCAATAGATTTCGTATAAGAGTAACAGCGCCAGTTGGTGAGACGAAAGCAGGTACATGTACCCACCTTCCTCCACCCCTTAGCGTTGGCTTGGTCAAACGACCCGCCTGTAACAGTGATAAAAATGTCACAAGACGAGCGTCATCAGCCTTCATCAGTTTTGAAACCTCAACATCAAGTTTTGGTGCCCAAAAAGGAATGAAGACGAGACAAGCGTCATGCAATGATGCGTGATTACTTTTATACACGCGTTCTACCTTGGACGCGTAATATAAGTAGTTACCAACGTTGATTGGCTTGCGAGTCTGTTTCTTGCGCCAGTCCGGTTCGAATACATATAAGGCCATATTATTAAGCCTTGTATCCGGACCATCTGGTGCATACCCCTTCTGCGAAGCAGGGATCAGACCACAGAGATTCATGTGTAAGATAGATAATTCTTGACGGAGAGATTCTGTCAAGAACTTAGTGTTCTCATTGTTCAAAATGATGTATAGTTTATTACAGAAAGTAATAACGTCTACCTCAGTTTTCATCCGAGTAAACTCGAATGAAATGAGAAAGCCTGCTTCATCATGGAAGAAAGCACCGCATGATTCCCGAAAAGGAGAATCGATGAAGGTTTTCTTCATGTTCGGCATGAAACCAATGATTTTGGTTGCAGCTATGAAAGCAGGTGCACTGGAATTCGCGATGATAACATCGTCGCCGAAAACACGGGCACTACTATCTAGAACGTGTGCTATAGAATATAGCAGCGCCGACATGACTTCGAACGTGAACCCGTTGCCCATAGAGGACAACTTATAAGGTTCAACAAGTTCACCGTCAATGTCCACATATGTTGATCTAGTTTTGATCAACAACTCTGTAACACCATGAGGGAAAAGTGCTTGCACTACCTTTGTAAGAACTGAATCTGACGCATTTGAAAAGTCAATAGTTGCTTTATTACTAGAAGTAATTAACAACTGATGAAGTTTCTGGGCATCAAAACCGTGGTACTTATTATATGGGTCCGAAGACTTCATATAACCGGTACAACGGATCAGATCTAAGGTGTTCCCAACGCGAGTCAACCTCTTACGGATGACACTTGCAACAATACGTTGCAAGAACATTGGAAACATGGCCTCAATATTAATGAAACGATCTGTCTCATTATTTTTCGGAACCGTACTACCTGAAGCACCGTCGACGACGGTGAGAACTTCAGTAAGTAAACGAGAACGGAAAATCTCGAATCCAGGATTTTTTGAATCCTTGAATTGAGAGTACAAACCTTTAAAGTCTGTATCTTTCGAGAAGAATCGTTTCGCCGCAGCTTTTAAACCGCGGTTATAATATATCAATTCGACAGTTTCATCGATACACCCGTAATGGGTGGTCCAGTTTTCTTTTAATAATAATTTAGCATAAACGCTAACTTGTTTAGAAGAACCGTTAAAGGTTTTTCCAGG